AAAAGGCTGCCCAGGAGCAAGCTGCCATGAAGCAGATGCAGGATGCCATGATACATCTCAAGATGGCACTTGAACAAGGGAAGGTACAGAACGAACAGGCAAAGGCTTTCAAGCTGCAGATCGACGGACAGGTGAAGCGCATCGAGGGCTTCTTGAAAGCCATGGAAGCGGCTACAGCACTTATGAATAATCCGGCCGTCGTAGCGGCAGCGGATAGATTAATCAAAGAGGCAGAGAAACCGCTGGGAGGCGAGGATGACGGAAAAAAAAAGTCCAGCAGCCAAGTGAGCCCCAACCCAGCATCAGACCAGCAGCCAAGTGAGCCCCAACCCAGCATCAGACCAGCAGCAGTAAGCCCGCCGGCAACGGGTGAAGATGATGCATACGAGGGGCTGGATAAACACATAGCAAGACACGCACACCATTTTAGGCGAACGAAGGGATAGAGATGGCACAGGCTGACCCTGACGAAGCATTGAAAGAAGTATTAAAAGAAAACCCAGGATTAGCTAACATTCATAGTACCGATAGCACGGTTGTGATCTTTGCTGACAAAGACCGCGTGAAGGCAGCTAAAGATTCGATGGCTGCCGAAGGGTTCGATGGACCCGGTGGTTTAGAATATTGGCCAAAAGAGGAAGAGGGTACGCCTGGATACGGGCATCCGGCTAAAGGCAAGGTTGCTTTAGAAATTTACAGTGACGAATTGATGAGCGATAAGGACAAGCTCAAAGAGGCAATCAGAGGCGACTTATTACATGGCATGAAAAAAGACCCTACGTTCAAGAATCTGTGGGATGAATTTAAAGACAGTTATACGCCGGAAACAAAAGCCTGGCTTAAATCTAAAGCAAAGGCAGGGGGCGATGCAAGCGGGGGCATAGACAGAGACTCCACACATGACGCCTTTATCCGCGGCTATCTGAATCCGGACGAAGCCGATGAGTGGCGTAAGGGCCAGGAACAAAGCGGTACGGTGTATTCACCGAAACAGCTCGATATCTTAGACAAAATGGAAACGTATATCAGGACAGGAAAAACAACTAACGAGAAGGAGGTACAGCAGCAGTGACGATTTCCCTTATAAATTCTTTAGGAGAGGAATTGAGGTTGCCGACGAAGGCAGCGAGGGAGTTTTTTGCATGCCCGAAAGGGATTAACAAGATCATGTGTCTGCCGTGCGCGGAGAAAATGGAGATACATGGCGAGAAGGTAGTATCTAAGATCTACGAGATCAAAGACGTGAAGCGAAAAAAGAAGATGAAAGGCACCCTGGTTATCCGGATGGGCGGTCATGGTGATTTGATCATGCTGTCCTCGGGATTGCGCGAGCTGATAAAGCGCGGCGAGCAGCTTACCATAGCGACGCTGCCGGAGAATGTGCCTTTTGTAAAGGCCCTGGACATCGGACAGGTGATCTCCATTGAGGACATTGGCCGGTACACGTATGAGCTGGTAAGGGATTTGCGGTTTACGGTAGAGCCTAAAGAAATGGGAAATCTCTGTAAATCGGATTGGGCTACATATACCACGGAGGACCGGTCGGATGCGTTCGATAAGCTGTTGGGCGTATTCCCTGCACGAAAGAGCTTCAAGATTCCCGCCACTGCGGGGCCACCAACGGCGCTCGCTGCAAAGCTGAACTATAAAAAGGGCTTTATCCTGGTCAACGGCGCGATCGGCGCGGCCTCAAGGACCATCACGCCGAAGCATGTTGAGCCGTTATGCAAGAAGCTCATCAAGGCAACCGGCCTGGGCGTGGTCCTGATCGGTGCGGTCCAGCCATGGAATAAGGACCTATTGCAACTTCAAATGCCAGGCTTAATGAATCTGCTTAACAAGACGAACACGGAAGAAATGATAGACCTATGCCGCATGGCCGACGTCATAGTGACGCCTGATACCGGTACGCTGCATATTGCCGCGGCCCTGGGAAAGAAAACGCTGGCGCTCTTCGGAAACATTAACCCGAGGACGCGCATATCATATTACACGACGGTCCGGACACTATACCCGCAAGGCGAGCTCTCTTGTGTGCCGTGCTGGGATATGCACCCGTGCATGGATAGGCCGGAGCACGGCTCGAAGTGTATGAAACTTTTAACGCCGGCCCGCGTGGCGAACGCGGTGCAAGAAATGATAGGAGGATAAACATGCAGGACAATATATTTGAAATCCCGAGCACGACGACCAAGATTGAGTGTTACGTCCTTTTCGAGCTGGCCTCGAAGCTACTGCCAGGCAGTACGCTTGTGGAGATCGGTACAGGCGCGGGCCGCGTGACGGCTGTATTGGCTGACGCAATCGCCGGCAAGGGCTCTGTCTTACACACGATCGACAATTACTCACAGCACGAAAAATACGACATATACGGGCCCTGGACCGCGGATAACGCAAAGAAGTGGATGCAGAAGCTCAACGTGGGCGGGCACGTAAGGCATATCGAGGGTGACAGCGCGGAGATTGCAAAAACCTTTACGGCACCGGTTGATTTCATTTATTTCGATGGTGGGCACCGGTACAAAGAAGTCTGCGCTGATATTGCGGCCTGGCTGCCTCGAGTGAAGTACGGCGGGATTATAGCCGGCCATGACTTTGATTTCAACTGCGACGACGGAAGGAACGTGATCAAGGCCGTGTTCGACAAGCTGATGAAGAACCCCGACAAGGCTATGACCGTCCGAGAAAGGGTATGGTGGTTAGAGAAATGAAGAACGTTAATACTGCTGACCTTGTATTAATTGTCTTCGCGGTGATGGCTGTATTGGCGATAGCTTTTTGTGGGAAAATTCTATGAAGATAGCCGTTGTCATGTGCTTAAAATCTGACCTGGGCCTCGAGGCATACTACGTCGATATGGCGCTCTTGAGCTTGCTGCCTTACGTCCAGGGTATCTATATTCAGGACCAGGGATGCAAGGATAACACGATCGATGTTGTCAAGGGCGTGGTGGGCGGCAAGGTGCCGCTGGCGATCGAGGACGAGATTAACTCTCTTCCGCGGTTCAGCCTCGACTATAACGAGCCGGTCTATCGAAACAAGGCTATCGAGCGTTGCGAAGCGCTCTTTAATCCGGATTGGATAATCCAGGTAGACGCCGACGATATCTTCACGCCGCTTTTGTTCGAGAAGGTCATGGCGGCCGATCTGACGGGCTATAATGGTATCTTTTATGCGTCGGACCGGTTCATAACGCCCGAATATATGGACGGCTACAGGGGCCACTTGATCGAGTTTGGCGGCCGAATGTGGGCCGACCCTCACTATAAATTTTGGAGGGCTGCTATCCGGCTGCGATATCCTGATGTCCATGCTGGCCATTTCCATAACGTGCCGGCGACGGATTGTAACCCCGTATTCTGCGTAGAAGGGATTTGCAATATCCACTTGCATAGAATGTTTGGCCCGAAGGCCTTTAACTTTTGGAGAAGCGACGGCGACGAGTTCGAGGAAACAAAGCCCTTCAATCCTCGGAAACAGGCGCCTAAATGGTTTTCAAGTCCGGTGAACATGGGAAGTGCGATCAAGATAGACTACCCCTGGCCGGATTTCATTATGGATAAATGGAAGGAATGGGGAGTGTATGACTAAATTCTGTTCAATCGTAATCCCATATTGCCACACGCCTGTTTGGATACAGACGTGCGTCGCTGCCTTCAAGGCCTTCAAAAATGACAGGGAGGCCGACATTCTTATCGTGGACAACTGCGTTCATGGCCGCGGCGAGTCTATTAAGGCCATAACCGAAACGGCGCTGGGGGAGGGCGTGAGAGTAATTCCCCAGGGCAAGCAAGTATCGGATGGCCGTTTTTATACGAGCCATGCGTCCGGCATCGATTATGCAATCCCGTTTGTCGAAACCCCTTACATGTTTTCTACTGAATCAGATGTTACGCCGGTTCGTGACGGCTGGCTTGATTGGTATGCGTCATTCATCCAGGACGAAGCCACTGCCATGGTTGGCTGGTACTGGCCGCACCGGAACTATATTAACCCGAGCTGGACGCTTTTGAATATGCGGATACTCCGGATGATCGAAGCAGAAGTGAAGAACAACAAAGAGAGCATCTTTGTCAAAGGCGCTGGCTATAAAGGCCGGTTTAATCAGGAGCATTGGAAATCCTTGATCGAGGACGGCATACTCGGCCCATTCAGCGAGTTTCGAGGCTTCAACAATGGTCTTGATATACCTGGCGGAGTTAATGAGCAAGTGCCGGCCTACGGACACGATACCGGTAGCTGGCTCTATTACCGTCTTAGTAATCAGTATGAATGTGCGCGGGTGCCAGGCGGTGAGGTTGAAATGCCGGACTATCGAGCGCTCGGAGCCCAGCCGACGAAGTATCAGTTTGTGGGACCGTCCGAGGCTGAGGCTTATCTGCTTCATCATGGCGCTGGCACTGTATCGCATAATTACGAGAAGCATCTTACCTTTACAGAGTGGGAATCTTTATGCCTCGAGTGGTGGGTGAGAAGGGAATACCGTCTTTGGGAAGAGATCGTTCCTGAATTTATCCGGAAAGAATCGCTTGATAAAGGCCTCATTCCCAAAATGGAGGAACAGTTAGCTAAAGCCCTCAAGAGCGTTCACGTCATACATATTGGCGACAAGGTTAGGGCGTACCATTATGAAGTTATGGCGCAGATCAAGGGCGAAGCAGAAGAATATCACATACCGGGCGATGGCCTGGATGCGGAGGTTGTGGGCTGGGATGGAGATCTCGGCGGCTTTGTTGCAAGGTTTGAGAACGGGAAGCCGCCCGACGATGAGGAAACGAACGCGCAGCGGGCGCTATACTTTGGCCATGCGATACCATACTTCCGGCTAAAAGAAGAAAATGGACAATGGACGGCGGTATTTCATCCGACGTGTCTGATTAAACGATAGGAGATTGTTATGGCTTTCAGTTCAGGAGAGGGAAAAGGATTTTTCAAAGATTGGATTGAGAACTTCGCTACGCCGCAGGGCTACGAGAAGTTTCTTGATATTGGTTGCGGCGCCGGACACTACGGGAAGATTTTAAGAACGGCCGCAGTGCCGTTCGCGGTCGTTGATGCCGTCGAGGTCTTTCCGGAGTATATTGAGCGTCATGGCCTCAAGGAAATATACGACGACATAATGGTGCGGGATATACGCGAGGTCTACGACGATATTAAACCGTACGACGTAATGATCATGGGCGACGTCCTCGAGCATCTTACGAAAGAGGAAGCGATCGCGGTTGTCGAGGGGCTAAAAATCAAGTGCTGTTTTATATGGGTAGCGCTGCCGATGAAGATAGACCGGTCTTGGTCTTATGGATATGACCAGCTTGAAGAGGAATGGGCAGAGAATGAATATGGCCGGCATCTACACGATTGGACGCATGCGGAGCTATTGGAAACTTTCAAGCCGCTTTGGATTGTGCCCTATCGAATGACGGGCGCGATGCTGATAGAAGGGGATATACGGTTATGAATCTGATTGCCTTTACGAGCTCACGTGGAACGTGCCATTTCTGAATATATGGACCGACGGTTATAAGCCTTACGTAGATGATATTTGTCACCTTAATCCGGAAGGGCACGATAAATTGCTGGGAGAGATTAAAGAATGTTTGAATTTGGGAAAGACGTCACAATAGAGCAAGGCGTTCATATAAACGTCCGAGAGGGGTTTATCGGTGACCGGTCGATTATCCGGTCCGGAGCTCGTATAGAAGGCCAGCGCGTCGTCCTGGGAACTGAATCGTATCTCGACCATGGCGCGTTGATAGGCGGCGGGTCATGCTTCGATGAAGTGGCCTTCCTGGAAGCTGGATGCTGGTTTCACATGGGCTGGGATAGCCAGGTAAATATTGCCCGGGGCGTGGAGGTCGGTGACGAAGTAGGCCTGGGTATTGAAACCAAGATATTTACCCACGGCGCGTATCTTCCCATAGATTGCGGGTTCCCCGTGCAGTGGGCTGGAGTAAGAATAGGTCGGCGCGTATGGCTGCCTAATGCATGGGTCAATCCTGGCGTGACGATCGGCAACAACGTTGTTGTGGCTGCGCGGTCATTGGTTAATAAGGATTTGCCCCCTGGTTGTTTCGCGGGGGGGATACCAGCGAAAGTTATTAAGGAAAATGAGTATCCAAGGAGAAGTGCAGCATGGGCACTGCTTGAAATTGAAGATGATAAATTGCGCTGCGGTAGGCAGGTTCTTGTTGGCGATACCGTATTTAATATCTCAGAAAGAACCATCATTGGCCCCGTTACGGAAGAAAGCGAGAAGGCGAAAAATCAGCTACGCCGAAACGGTATCCGGTTCAAGTATTACGCGAAAGATGGGGAGTACGTGCCATGGAACGTGTCTTAGCGATCGGCTCACACATCGACGATATTGAGATCGGCTGCGGCGGTACGCTGCTTAAACACCGTGACGCCGGCGACAAGATACTCCTTGCCGTCTTGAAATCCGACGAAGAGCTTACGGCACCGGCCCACATAAGAAGGTCGGAGCAACGGGCCTCTCTAAAGATACTAAAAGCGGAATCACGGCTCTTTAACGATAACGCGCATATTGAAAGCGTAGTGGACGAGCTGGATGATTATGAGCCGACGGGCCTCTATTTTCCTTTTGAATTAGACTATCATCAGGACCATCATCGTGCAACGGAGGTAGGCTTTGCGGTTTCGCGCAGAGTAGAAATAACGGTCTTGCGGTATTTGGTAACAACCTCACATTCGTACTTTCCGAATTATCTGAGCGTTATCAATATCAAAGAGAAAAAGGAATTGGTTTCAGTATTTGCGTCGCAAATGGAACGCCGGCCGAAGTTTATGGAGATAATGGAAGCTCAAAATCGGTTCTTTGGCTCGCTTATCCCTGGTGACGGTCATTATGCTGAGGGGTTTGTACTTCACCGGCTCGTTAAGTGGTGAGTTTAACACAAGAGGTATTTAGGAAAGTGCCTCCAATCTTAAAGAAAAGGAGGACCGGATATGACGGCAGGAACAATAGCAACGCTCAAAATGTTTGGGGAAGAAATTATGGCCGTAACGGCCGATACCCTCGGCAATCTCTACCTGGGCACTAATCAGGGCAATATTTACAAGTATTCGATATCGGGAGCTACCCTGACCAAGCTGTGCAATATCGGAGGTAATGTCATAGACATGGCGCTCTACGGCAATTACCTCTATCTCGGCGGCTCGGGTGGTAAGTTGCTCACCGTGACGATTTCTTAGGAGGTGCCCTATGGCGATCATGGGTGAGAAGAAGAAAAAAAAGCGGAAGAACGTCAATGCCGTAGAGCCCTACTCTGATGAAGAGTGGCGGGCCCGGGGGGATGCTGAGGCGCTTGCCCGTGCGGAAGCGGTGAAGTGTGACACCGAAAGGATGGCAGCGGCGAAGGCATGGGCGGCAAGGGAACTCGAAAAGAACAAGGCAGCACAGGCCGAGGCTCAAAAGTTAGTGGAGCTCGGTACTTCATAAATACGTTAAGGAGGACATAGGAAATGCCGGAAGAAATTAAAGAAGTACCCGATGTGTTACAGGACAAGGGCGTAAACCTTGATGATTGGAAAACGCTCGCCGGCGCCGGCTACACTGCCGACGAATTGAAGGACCTCTCAAAAGACGAGCTCGAGGGCATACTCGATTCGGCAAAGGGCGGCGACGATGAGGCCGCCGACAAATCTGACCTCACAGCGGAACAGCTCGCCGCAATCGCAGCGGGTGAGGAAACGCAAGAGCAGAAAGACCTCAAGGCGAAAACCGAGAAGGACGCTGCCGGCGCGAAAGCCCTGGAAGATGAAGCAACGGCAAAGGGAATTACCGTTGACCAGCTAAAGACGGAGAAGTCAGCGGCTACTGCAGCGCCAGCGGAAGGAACAATCACTGACGATGATCTTCTCGATTTCGAGCCGGTGATCAACGAGGCAGAGCTGCCGGCGGTTGATGTTGTATCGGACGAGATTAAGGCGAAATTCAAGGAACTTGATGAAAAGTTTGACGCCGGCGGGGTTGAACGGGCAGCGTATAACGAACAGCGCGACACGCTTAATCGCCAGGTCGTTATGGACAACATCAAGGCTCGTGACGCTGCAAAGGCAGACCTCGTATGGCGAAAAGAGCAAGTGTATTTCTTCACTGCCAGGCCCGAGTACCGCGGCGATAAAGGGGCAGACGGAAAGTTCGTCGGTAACTTGAAAAGTAAAACGCTCATGGGTGCACTGCGAGAAGCCGTTGCGTCAATCAGTAATGACCCCAAAACCGCCAATTTGGGCGGCATGGAAACGCTGATTGCGGCAGATAAGGCTGTCAAGGAGCTTTTGGGAATCAAGGCGCCGGCACCAGCAGCCCCAGCGGCCAAGGCGCCGGATAAGCCGGCCGCGAAACTTCCAGGGGATAAAACCCTGGGCGATATACCGGCGGCGGCGGCGAATGAAACGTCGGGAGCCTTTGCGGAGCTTGACAAGCTCTCCGGCGAGGCCTACGAGGATGCGCTGGCAAAGATGCCGGAACGGATGAGGAACGCATACCTGGATGATTCAAGGCCAGGACGAAGAGGGTAGAGCCATGGCGCTCATAAAAATTTTAAGAGTTGGGGATGAATTGATTTTTAACTTACACAATAAGTTGGAAACCGCAAAAACCATCTCCGTGATTTTGGTAGAAAAAGCGGGCAAAAGTCAAGTGGTGCTGAAAATTGCCGCGGATAGGTCCATTGACATTAAACACAGTAGACAAGTGGAAATGGGTAATCCAAAGCCATTTACAGGATAATAAAATAAACCCGACCCAGGACGGTCAATAAAAGAAGGAGGATTATCTTATGGCACAGACGATTATAGGTCTGAACGACGCCAAGGCCGTCAAGAGATATTCGGGTAATCTCGCGGTGGACGTCGGAAGGAAGGGTTATTTTACCCGGAAATACATGAGCAAGGGCGAAGTTCCTACGCGCCCGATTCAGCAGCTTACCGACCTCGAAGCAGATGCCGGTGAGCAGATCACGTACGACCTCTCCATGCAGCTCAGTATGCAGCCAATAGAAGGCGATAAAGAACTGCACGGCAAAGAGGAAAAATTGGAGTTCTTCTCTGACGTCGTTTATATCGATCAGATGCGCGGTGGCGCTAATTGCGGCGGTAGAATGACCAGGAAGAGAACGCTTCACGATCTCCGGAAGATCGCAAAAGCAAGGTCAACGGATTGGTGGGCCCGTGTATTTGACGAGCTTATCTTCATATACCTTTCCGGTGCCCGCGGTGTGGATACAGACAGGACATTCTTGTATCCGACGACCTACACGGGTTTTGCGAATAACGCGCTCTCCACTCCGGACGCTGCACACATTGTATACGGCGGTGCGGCAACATCTTCGGCCTCAATGGTGACAACGGACACCATGACCACTGCCCCGATCGACAAAGCTGTGGCCTATGCCGGCATGATGGGCGGCGGCGGTCCAGCGTACTCCGAAATACCGCAGATCCAGCGCTGCGACATTGACGGCGAAGAGATGTTCCTTTGCCTGATGAATGAATGGCAGGCATACAATCTACGTCGGAACACTACGACAAACGACTGGGCAGACATTCAGAAGGCGATCTCAACCGCTGTCGGCAGGGAAAGCGAGTTTATGAAGGGCGGCATGGGAATTTGGAATGGCGTCGTGCTACAGAAGCATCCCGCTGTAATCCAGTTTTCCACTTACGGTACGCCCGCAACGGTCGGCGCTGCCCGAGCCCTGTTCCTGGGGTTACAGGCCGGCGTTATCGCGTTCGGCTCCCCTGGCCAGGACCTACGGTTTGGCTGGTTCGAGGAAGGGCGCGACAATAACAACCAAGTGGTTATCTCAACTCACACGATTTGGGGCTTCAAGAAGGTAACCTTTAACGGAATCGATTTCGGCGTGGTCGTGATTGATACTGCCGCAACGAAACCATAATTCGCGGGGCACTTGGCCCCTCGATACAACATATTGAAAAGGAGGATAACGTTATGGCTTTAATACTTGCGCCTGATCTTTATACCAAACCCCCGCTCGCTCCTATACCTGGGGCAAGATGGGATATCAGAAATATGGCAATTACGGCAGCGCAGTTGGTGAACACCAACATCATGGCGATGATTCCGTTCCCTGCGCTTAGCAATGCGGTCGATTTTTTCCTGGAAACCAGCGCGCTGGATACCGGCAATACCATAACCCTGGCTGTCGGCATTTTAAACAGTTATTACAATCACCAAACAGCGTCGGCAGCGAACATCGGCGGCGGTTACACTGACGGCGGTGTGACTGTTGCCGGCCTGGATGCCAATGTCGTGCCCGCCCTTGTAGCTGGTTTGAACATGCTCACGGGCTCGACGATCGGTAGGGCTGGCGGCCGTGTCTTTGATTCGGTCCTGGCATATCTCCAGGCCCATGGAACAAGCAATTACTTCCGGATTATCGCCATTGGCATCACGGCGGCCGTTGGTAATGCACAGGCCGGCAATATAACGCTGGGCGTAGAGTTCGATTTCGGAAACGTCTAAGCGGGTTTGTGAAGTATATACAGAGATAGGGGGCTGAGAGGCCTCGGCCCCTTCTTTCTCTACAACGTAAAGGAGAAAGCACGATGCTTATAGAATGTCTTATACAACGAGAAGGACCCACTGATCAGCATATAGGTGGGGTGAGATACGTGTTCATGCCGCGGCCGGAGCTGACGGGCGGCGTGAAGAGAAACGGCAAAATAGAAGGCGGGGATACAAAGGCGAATGTTTGTGAGATACAGAAGGAAGAGATCGTCGAGTATCTTCTGAATACGGCGCACTTTAGACAGTACCTTCCCGCGGCCGAGCCGGAGCCGGTGAAGGGTAAGCGCGAGATTGACGAGGATTTTACAGGAGAGTAATCAATGTCCTACACAATGTCGGCATTGGCAATAGACATACTGCCGCGTGTTGGCCGGATGGTGACACAGAGCGGGCTTACGATTTACCAGGCTGCCACTTCGGTTCAGAGCCTTATCCATAAGGTGCTTTTAAGCCGTAAATCCGACCTGATTGCAACCGGTGACCTTTCGCTGATCATACCGGCAATGGGTTATTCTACTCCGCTGCCGAGCGATTTTGTGGCTCTGGCCGAAAAGCCGGAATCACAAGATATCTATACCGATTGGATGGCCGGCTCGGTCGTATCTTATAACTCCGTAACCGGCGCCCTGGTCGTGAACGTCAATCAGTGCAGCGGTTCGGACGTCCTCGCTTCATGGGATATCGCAACCGTCGCCGTGCCTGGAAGCTACGCCCAGGTTATCGGGTCCTCGCTTACATCACTTGCGGCGGGCCTGGGAGTAAAGACGCTTGCTGCAACGGCTGGCATGAGCCTGGCTGCCGGTGCGTATATTCTTATTGTTCCTACCGACATGCCGATAAACGATACGTATTACAGGGCGCGACGCATGCGGCCGCGCTATCTCAATGACGACGAACACGACGAATATTCATGGTGGCAGTGGTACGGGCTCTACGGAGATTCGAGCGAGCTGCCATGTCCAAGGCCAAATGCCTATAAAATAATCGGCACAACCATGTACGTGCGGCCCAAGGTAATTGTAAGTATTAAAATCACCGGCAGATATTTTATCAACATGTCGCCCTTTAGTCTACAGACTGACATAATCCCCTGGAATAGCTTTTTTGATGAGGTCTTTCGGGCAGGGGTCGTGAGGATATTGCTTAAAGGAATAGAAATCCCCGAGGCCGACAAAGACTTTGCGGCTTTTATACAACGGGAAGTGAGCACTATACTGAATGTGAGAATAAGTCTTTTGCCGGATACGCGGCGACTAAAGCGCGGCAACTACCTCTAAGGAGGGAGTATGCCTACCCTTGATGGTGGAAACGCAAGCGGGCTGCCATTCCCCGCCACCGGCCTTACCGTTGTTCAAACGATATTGCTCCTTGCGGGGCAGCAACTCCAAGACTTGGCAGCGCAGACATGGCCGCCAAGCTCATTAATCCCCTATCTCAACCTCGGCGTAAATGAGATAGTAACACTCAAACCCGAGGCCTATCCCGTAACTCTTGTCATGCCGCTGGTTGCCGGAGCGACGCAGACGCTTAACGACGACGCGATCGAGCTGCTTGATATGGTTTGCAACATGGGAACGGACGGAGCTACGCCTGGCCGCGCTATCACAGTCATCGAAAGGCAGTCAATCGATTTTTTATTTCCGGATTGGCAAACCGCCGTGCCCGGCAGCGTCGTACAGTTCTACATGAAGGACGACCGCAATCCTAAATTCTTTTATACTTTCCCACCGAT